TTGAATCTATTTTCTCAATTTGTTTAGTTTGTCTTTCCATATCCTTTTCCAAATGCGCAAGATGGTTATTTTTAATATCGTTTATATCATTTTTAATATCTTTTATATCATCAGCATTCTTATCTGTCACTTCAATCCAATGTTGAGGACGTTCTTTTAGTTTATTAGCCATTATTCGTCATTATTCCAGGGGAGTAATATATCTCCATCAGCGTCTCTGTACTGATCAGATTGTGAAAGCATATTCTTTCCCAGCCATATTTGTGATACAACTGAACCATTTAATGCAGATTTCATCTGTGCCTGTCTCAATTTAATTTTGCCTTTTGATTTACCTTTTGAGATCAAATCTAAATTTTCTTGTTTACGAATGACATCAAGTGATACATCCATAACGTCTGCTATCTCTTTTTGCGTACAATGAAGTTCACTTAACTTAACAATTTGTAACTGCTGTTCTTCTGTGAATATTTTAGCCGGACGCCCTCTACCTCTTTTTTCTACTGACATAGTCTGTCCCCTTTTTTAATACTTTCTTAATTTTGTTTAATGTTTTTTTAATCATAATTTTATCCTAATGCAAATCAACCCACTCATCTGGTGCCCCATCTACAAACGCTTGAATCTTACTATCCGTTGTATTATAAATCATCATTCCAACGTCTATTGTTGATAAAGCGTCTCTCTCAGTTGTTGTGTAATGTGGTAACAGTGGTGGTTTTTTAAATTCTGCATATTCATCTGTTATTTTTATAACCTGAGTACCATTTGCTGCTAAATGAATACTTAATGCACTGATGTCAAGGCCAACAAAAACTCCACCAGGGTTCATGGCGTGTATTGTTACTTCATTTCCTATTAATTGTAGATTAATATTGTGCTCACCAGTATCATAATTTGTTGCAACACCATCACCTGTGCCAGGTCCAGTGGCAGTAAATTCAGTACCTACATTGCTATCTGCAGCACCAATCAATGTAAAGTCTGTTGTGCCTGTGCTAACAATTGTATAGGTAGTAGAAGTAACAAATGCACCTGCGGTTGTAAAATTAGTTTCAATTGCTTTGAGAAACATCATCACCTTATCATTTGCTGTTGTATACTCAAATACTGCTAATTGATTTCCAGGATTATATGACCAAGTACTTAATTTTGGATTAGGCGTTGTGTAAATTGGTGGATTACCACCACCACCAAAAGCAGAGCCAAAATATTGTACTCCATTTTGATAAGGTGTTTCCATGTGTATTGCACCTGTGCTATCTGTAAAGTCACCACCCTTCATGTCCAACTCATTTCCATCTACATCAATATCTTCTGTAACTGGATTTTGTATTCCACCAATTGGATGAATATCATTAACATCATCTCTAACGTATATCTTTCTATCTGCAGTATTAATTGCAATCTCGCCTTCAGCCAAATCACTAACTGTTGGAACACTACTTGCTGTATAACTGCGTTTTGGTTTAATTACTTGACTCACCAGGGGCACTCCTCAGTTAAAAATACTGCTGTATCATCTGGTACTGAAAACGTGGTTTCACCTGCCGCTACTTGTATATGATATTGATCACGTAGTAGTATTAAGACTAAATTTACATAGTCTTTATTCTCACCTGTTAAGGCTGCATCACGTTGTGTTTCTTCATCTACATAATTGTATATTGCATCTCTGCATTCTGTTCTCATGGTCATAATATTATCCTAAGTTAATTACCTGTGCGGCAGATGTAAATTCAAAATCTTTAATTACAGAAAAAAGTTTTGAAGAATCAACATCTTTTCTATACTGACCATCTGGTTTTGTATTATCATAAATAATTTCTAAATGTTCTTTACCACAAGCCTTAACTCCTATCTCAGCAAGTTCCTTTATAGTATAAACATGATCAGGAGCAACATTAAAATTATCAACTATATCATTATCAATCATATATTTAATTACTCTTGCTAAATCTCCCCCATACATAAATTGTCTTAATG